TAACTTGTGAGCGTTGGGCCATCACTCCCACGAAGTGCCGAACATCTGGCTGGTAGCTAGTCAGTGGATCCCGAATTTTCAGAGTCATTTTTGCAACCATTGATTTACCAGTGGAGATTTCAATATCCTTCATGCTGGGTGAGTAGGCTTTTGCAAAAGTAAAAAATGCCTTCTCGAAGCTGATATCACGACCGTCCAAACCGTCCTCCACCTTAGAAGTATAGAAGGTGATAGGCGTTCTTAGGTCCCCATTGGTTGCTTCCAGTTGCTTGTATTTAAAATTAGGCTTCAATGACCTGTGTTACTACTTCTTCTGTTGTCGTTTTAGGAGTAGTCCCGACCATTGGATTGATGAAACCAGGTAGTTTTTCCATCAGTTCCTTTTGTCGAGCTTCATCCGCTTCAAATGTGGTTCCGACTTTGCGGATCACATTCTCTTTTAAATCGAAAAATTCTTTTAAAACTTCGACCATATTCCCTCCTACTGATAATTGTTAAGAGACAGTTCCAAAATCTCACCCTGGAAATTCGCATAGAAGAATTCAACCTGGTCATTATAGAGATACCTCGACCGTTCAAGAATCAATTCTTCTACACGGCTATCGCTGGCATCAAATGAATCAGTAAGGTCGAGAATCGCTTTTTCTGACGAAGTGAGCATGCGTGAGAGATTGGTATCCTCTGCATCATGAAAGATTTTCATCCGCTCCTTAAATGTCCCTAGAAGCGGATGAAATTGTTTTGTTTCTTCCATTTGGTGTCACCACCTATTATTTAATTTTCAATTCCCAAACCGCAGCAGTCTTTTCATCATGTGCCTTACCGTAAGCAAATTGCTTAGCAGTGTAGAGGTTCAAGTCTTCAAGAGCGTAAGTTTCTGTGTAGCGACCAAACTCGATTCCACCACCTACGAAGGCATCATAGCGACCTTTGACAAATGTAGTCACTTTGCCAGCAGTTTGAGCAACTGACTCAACCAAGATCAAGTTGTACGGCATTGCAGTAACATACGTTCCTTGAGCGTTCAAGGATGTGTATTGTTTCTTGACATCCCATGCATCCGTTGGGTTGACTACCATCACGACATTTCCTTCGACTGCCACTGGGTTGCCGTCAGACTTAATAGAGTGATGTTTGTAGACCGTAGTCAATTCTTTGACAACTGTCGCAGAGTCAGCAAATGTAAGGTTTGTAGTTTGGGCCTCTTTTTCTGCAAAAGTTGTTTTATTGCCAGCCGCAGTTCCAGTGAGGGTACGAGAAAGACCGATGGGCTTGCCGTCTCCGTCACCGTTCAAGAAGGCAGCTTCCAAAGCAGCAGCGAACGCTTCTGTGATTTGAGCAGATACGAATGCTTGCAACCAAGCAGGGCCGAATTTTTCAGAGTCTTTAGGGATGACTACAAATGCAGTCAATTTGTTTTGGATTGCTTCTTCTTCGTTGAAGGCTTGTTTCAATTGGCCTTGAATTTCCCCGTTGATCTTGCCCCAAACGGCTTGTCCTGTTTGAGTTGATTTGAGGAATTTAAGGCGGATGCCAGCGTTCCGCAATCCAAGGTGTTGCAAGAGCGGACGAGATTTAACCATATCATCAAAGATACGGTCGATTGTTTCTTGTGGGAAGAGTTTCTCTACTCCCACAGGGGCAGTTTTGTCGATGTCGTTGAAGAATTCACGAGCTTCCGCAGTCAATTTAGCATCATAAGGATTCATTGCCGAAACTTCCTCATGAGCAGCATTGCGAGCTTGCTCCATCATTTCGTTTGTCATCGACTCGATCATTTCATTGTAGAGTTTCGCTTGTTCTTCTTGAGGTGCGCCATTTGCTACAGCGTTCAAGAAGTTCTGACGAATTTCGTTGAATTTGTTAGATAATTTCATTGTCATTGTATTTTTCCTTTCTAAAATGCAAAAAGACCGAACCCTTTCGGTACAGCCTCGTTTGTGTTATTTTCTGGACTTTCTGGAATATTGAATTTCTTCTGTACAAATTCGCTATTTTTAAAAGTCTCACTTGCGATTTGTCGAGCTTCCAGCTTATTAGCTACCAGCTCAGCAATTTTATCAACATCAGGAGTCATTGCTGACTTCATTTTGTTGATAAAGTCATGTGGAATCATTGGAGTTTCGCTTGCAGCAAACGTAGGAGCAATTTCTCCAGCAAACATGATTCTGTCAGCAAATCCTTGATTTACTGCTGATTCAGCATCGAACCAGGTAGTCTTGTTCATCAGATCCAATAAATCATCCAATGCTTTGCCAGTCTTGTCGACATAAGCATTTGCGATAGATTTATTAAATCCTTCAAGCACTCCAGCTTCATGCAGTAGAGTGTTGTGGTCTCCACTAACATTTGATGATACATTGTGGATCATGATTTGTGCAGTAGGGCTAATTTCTACCACGTCACCAGCCATAGCGATGACGCTTGCTGCACTTGCAGCAATGCCCACGATCTTAACAACTACTTCCCCTGAGTAGGACCGCAGAGCGGTATATATTTCACTACCAGCATACACATCACCACCGCCAGAATTGATATGGACTTCAATGTCCTCACCAGTTTCCGGAAGCACGACATTCTTCGGAGCGGTATAATCCCATCCGAACCAATCATAGATCCAACTGTCATTGTTCGACACAATGGTTCCCTTAATCGGAATCACTTTCATCTTCTTTCTCACCTCCCTTCTCTACATCCTCACCAAGTTGATAATTCTTAGTGATCAGAGGCTTGTCGCCCCACGGTACAGCTTCAAGGCCAAGTTCCTCACGGACCTCATTGATGAGCATGGATCCAGAAGAAATTAGCTTGTCAATACTTTGAGCAAGAGAGAACTTGTCTCTTTGCCCTTCGCCAACAATGACAAGGCGCTTGTTGCTTTTATACTCGCTTTTACTGAGCAAAGCAAAGTTCAGACCATCGCTCATTTTTTTCACAAGTGACTGGTAGCAATAGCTATTAAACATCTTCTGGCTATTCTCAAGGTTTGCCATATCCCCATGCATCAACGCAGTGGGAATCCCTAATATATCGGCTACCTCATCATCAAATTGCCTGCGGAGCTTTTTGAGCTCGTCCACGGATAGGTTTGATGTTCCTGTAGTGTTGGTCAGCTCGGAATATTCCATTCCTTCTTGAGCTGGGACAATCGCTACTGTCTTTGTCGTAAATGATTTAAAGAGGCCGTCAGCATATCGTTGCATCTTTTCACGTTTTGATTCGTCAAAACTTGCATTCGTTCTAGTGCTGAGTACTCCACGGATTTGATTATTCCGTGCAAGTGCTTCAACCAGTCGAGTGTGTAGTTTTTCATAATCATTGAAGAGTTGAGTGAAATATTCTTGAAGACGATTGTTGTTGTACTGCAAGAAAATGACATCGTTCATCTTGAATGGTTTTTGGAAAGTATAATTATGACAAGTCACAGACGTGAATGTATCATCATACACAGCATACTTCTGACGAATGTACGAATCAGCAATCAACAGCTGATCATCACTCGACAGAAAGATTAGGACTTCATTCTTGGTCAATAAGCGATAGATAGCCTTTTGCCAAAACTCAGAAGCTGATTCGTTCTTGTTGGGTCTTACATTTAGCAGATAGTCCCAATCAGTAGCCTTCTTCTTCCCGTTCTCAATAAATTTGAACTCAGACCTTGCAAAGATGCGGGCCACAAATTCAGCAGCCTTATCAATCGACAAGCTCTTTAATTGCAGATTTCCAAAAATCCGCTCCAGCTCATCAAACTCAAAGCTTGGTTCCGGAACTTCTCGCTTGAATAAATTTAGCCATCCCAAGGCACCTCCTCCTTTCTAAAATTTTATGCCTACCACCCACCCGGATCTTTCTTTTATCGTTTGAAGAAAGATTTTTTGGAGCGTTTGAGTTCCTTCTTGATTGATTCAAACTCTTTATTTGTTTGTTCGACATTTTGACCGCAAATATCTTCATGTCGTTTCACGGACTGGCTCAAAGTATTCAATTCAGCACTGATTGAACCAATCTTGTTCAATAGTTCCATGTTTTCTTTGCTTACTACAGCAAGCTCGCATTCAAGGCCTTGGATCTTTTGTTCGAGTTGTTGTTTCTTCTTCATTCGTTTGTTCATTTTGTTGTCCTTTCTAAAATTCCCAATCTTTGATCACATCAAGAAAGTCTCCAACAGTACTCTCCTGAATGATTTCTCTCTTGTAGAGAGCAGCAATAAAGGCATGGAAGCCGTCAGTCTTTCGTCTCAACGGTTCCTTTTTCAAAAATCTCTTGTTTCCGTCTTTGTCTTCTTTGACAAAGGTATTATCGGTATACCAGAGCATTGATTTGTCGTTTTCAAAAATGAATCTTTCATTCGCAAATCCATCTTCAATGATTGGAGCTACCTTCGACTGTATCGCTCCTGGATTTCGCAAGAATTCATATTCAAAATCAGCTTCTTCCAGCAATGGTTTTAGCAAGTCCATTCGAAATCCGTCTGCGCAGACAATTTCGATATTGTACAGCTTGCGCCACTGGATCAATTTATCAACAAGTAATCTTGGATCTATACTTGGACCGTCTACGATAGTGAAGAGTCCTTGCTCCTGCCATTCACGGATTGGAGCTTTGATTTTAAACATATCCAAAAATTGCTTTCTAGCAAAACTGTGTTGCTTCCAGATAAATTCATCACCGTTTTTAAAGAGTAGACCAACGCTGGCAAAGTCTCTGATGCTTGCGTAGTCGAAACCAGCGACACAAGATCTTCCTGAGAGATCTATGCCAGGGCTTCTCAATGCAGCCATTAACTTTTCACGAGTGGTCACATCTTTTTCGATGTCTGCTTCTGGCAGGTTCATCCGTTTTGTCATAAACTCTTGTCTGCCTGATGGTTCCAATTCTAAATCATCATAGTCAGCTTTCGTTCTAGCTAATAGACGTTTGGCATAAGGAGTTGTTTCATCAAGCATAGGATTCGCTTTGGGCCAGTTGCTCATATCGTCCACTTCTTCCGGATCATCCAATTTGCAGATGAACGGAAATAAGCGGAATTCATCAAGTTCACCATTCAAGATTTTCATTGACTTCTCAATCAGCTTGTCGTAGAACCCTTCACGGACATGCCCATTTGTACCGTTGTAGAAGGTACGAGCGTGGGCAATCTTACCAAGCCCTGACCGCTGGATTTTAACTGCAGAATCATTCTCAAATTGGTGAATTTCATCAAATTCAAGGC